AGTGGATTCTCCACGAATATACTTCCCAACTTGTGGTCTCTTAAAATTGATTACATAATCCTTAAACTTCTCCTGAGTTGCTTCATTGAATTTAGCAGTTCTGGAAATTTTCATCTGTCTTAAGAACCCAGTCATGGTAGTAGGAATGATTTGATACTTTCCAACTGCAAATACTTTTCCTGCTTGTTGAGCATCAACAACCTCACCAACTGTCATTTCAGTCAAGGGTTTTCCAAAGATAGATTGTGCTCCACCAGGAGTATCTCCAGCATTTCCTCTATTAACTGAATTATATCCACCTTCACCACCAGCAATGAGTTCAAATAGATTTGATGATGATTGTTGCATTATGGTATTTGTGGGAGTAGCTTCTGCTCTTACTGGTCCTTCAGTACCATCCACTTCTTCAAATTTAGGTGATTTAGGTTCACCAAATGGATTGTTCATTGTTATTCTGGGAATAAATTTCACATCTTTCCCTATAGAAGGCACTAATGGAGTTCTTGCCTGTGGTATATCTGGTATATCAACAAAAGGAATTTTGTTAAATGCTTCATTTATCTGTTTTATAATCTCATTCAGACCAGCATTGAATTTTTCAATTTGAGTATTAATAGGTTTTACCAATATGTTGTTTACAATGTCTTTTATTCCATCTTCAACTCTTTCTATGAGTCCATTTAACCAGTCAACCATTGATTGGAAGTACTTAGCAGGATCCTCCAAAAACCTAATAATTTCCATTATCAAAGTTCCAAGAGCAATCCTTTTAAAAAGATCGCCAAGAATATCAAGAATACCCTTGACAGGTTTAAGTGCTTTTTTCAAAACACTTGGTATTTTTGATGCACTCTTCTTTCTTTCTTCTCTATTTTCTTTTTGTACCTTTTTCTGTCTGTCTATAGAAAGTCTTTGCTCTTCCTCTTTCTTTTTCTCTTCCTTATTTCTCTTTGAAAGAGAGTTTATTATACTCTTGACATTATTATTAACTTCTGAAACCTTATTGACCAAATCTTCAAAAGGATTTTTTGCTGATTCTGATTTAACCTCCTCTTCTTCAGCAACTGTACCAGGAAGAGCAGGATATTTTGGAACAATGGATGGTCTAGATTTTTCTACAGATGCTTCTTGAGTTGCAGTTTTCTTTTTTCCAACAAAGGTCTCTGCCTTTATCTTTTGAGATTTTACTTTAAATCTACCAGTTTTTGATTTGATTCTCTTATATTCTTCTGTTAATAATTCAGTTTCCTCTGTTGGAATTTGAGTTCCTGGCATTCTACCAGCAACCATTCTTTCCTTTAGAAGAGACTTATATGTATCATAGTCAATATCAAAGACATCTTCAAGACCCAATAGTCTGAGAATTCTTGAATCAATATCCTCATCTACAAGATCTGCATCTTTCTTTTCTGCCTTAGGGACAACAACAATCGCAGAAGATTTTTGAGACTTACCTTCGCCTCTGATAGAATTCAGTAAATCATCCAAACCTTCTGGAATGTTATCCGCCATTAGATTGCTTTCTCTTGAGTTCCTCTTCCTCTAAATGTTGCTTCAGGAGAGTGACATAGACATCACGCTCCCACGGCACCATATTTTCAATCTCTGTCAAGCTATATTTATGATACTGCATTAAAGCAAAATTGAGTTTATAATAATTCTCAAGGTCCATATGGACCATTGCTATGCGAAAAAACTGGATAATCCCTCCAGAACGATAGTACTCTTTTTCTTTGTTTTTGGATTAGTTACCTTAATCTCATAAGATAACTTTGGCATTGTCTCAAAAAACTTTTCAATTTGCTTAAATTGTAAGGAGTTCATTTGCTCCAAGAATTCAACAACCTCTTCTTTAGTTACATCAGAAGTAGACCATACTTCATCTTCAGTAAAAATCTTATCTACACAAGAAGCAATAAGTTCAAAGGATTGGTCCATATCAGCACCATCTTTGAAATCAAAATTGCTCTGGATAAATTGATTGAGTGAAGGATACTTCATCTCCATCATCATATCATCAGATAACCTGATTTGCTTATTGTGCTCTGGATTCTCCACAACAGAAATTTCATCAAGAGGAACCTTGATAGCAATTTCAGTTACACCATCATCAGGAGCAATAATATTAACTTCAACCTCCTCACCTACTGACTTCCCTCTAATATTCAAGAAAAGGTACTCAATATCAAAAGTAGGAAGATTTTCTACTTTAATCCCTTTAGTCTCAATGCAATTTGAAAGGACAGTTTTAATTGCTGTGGTGATCTGCTTTGAATCTTCACTCTCTAAAGCAAGGACCAGCAATTTCTCTTCTCTTACAAGAAAAGGTCTGTATTGAATTGTCTTTTTAGTTGATGGCAATTCCAACTCATATGTTGGCGTAGAGATTCTTGGTAAAGGCATAACAACCTATAGAGTTTCAGTGTGATTATTTATTGAGATTTTTAAACCTCTGCAGGGAAATCACTACGAAGAGTATTCAGTCTATTTCTTTGAACTTGAGTTGCTGTATTTCTCCACTAAGACTTCTTACTTCTGTCCTAAATGGTGCTGGTGGTTGTTATCCGTTCACTGGCAATCCATTTCCAGTCACAGGGAAGTCAATATAACCAGCATTAACTCTTTCTTTCACATATCTAATGTATGAGAATGAAACATTACATTTTAAAATGTCACTTTGTTCATAACTAACTTGAGTTGAAGATATGTTGATAGGAAAAGCATTGACAAAAGTATAAGCAAGATTTTGACCTGTAATTTCCTTTTCAAATTTTGTCAGATAAATGTTATTCTTGTAAGTTTCTGGAAAATTGAATCTATAGTTTGCATAGGGACTTTTAGCAACCTTCTGGTTTCCTTGTCCACTAATAAAATCAATCCAACTATCAAAAAATTCTATTACATTATAATTTCTATCAACATAAAAAGTTAAATTTAAAGTATCATCATAATCACGTCTATATGCCATCTTCTCAGTTACACCATGATAATCATCTGTTGCTTCGTGAGTTCTTAAGAAAGTTCCAGGCAAAGATGCTTGACTGCAAAGCAATTCTAAATTCTCTCCTTGATTATAGTAATTAAAACCTTTGACTTGAAGAAAGGCAGTTACTGATGGTGGTGGTTGTATCTTGACTTGATAGACAGATGTCTGAGCAAGATTCAAAATCCTACTCTTTAAGTCTGACGTCTTGATTCTATTTGGACGTGGACCAGCCATCTATAAATAATTCTGATTACTATTACTATGTATGGCTGAAAGTATCAAAAGTATCTTCAAGCCCCAACACCCTGAGAAGTATCAAGGAAATCCAAATAATATTATTTGTAGGAGCAGTTGGGAACGTCACTTCTGTAGGTGGTGTGATATCAATGAAAATATCATAAGATGGGCATCAGAAGAATTCAGTATACCATATATCTCTCCTGTTGATGGAAGACCTCATAGATACTATCCAGATTTTTTAATTGAAGTTAAAGAAGCAAATGGAAAGATTAAAAAATATGTGATTGAAGTGAAACCAAAGAAGCAAACTCTTCCTCCTGTAAAAAAAGAAAGGGTGACTAAAACATATCTTTATGAGTGCCAACAATATGCTGTCAATCAAGCTAAGTGGGCTGCTGCTAAAGAGTTTGCTATAGATAATGGGGTTGAATTTAAAGTCATCACAGAAGACGAATTAGGTATCAAGCAATATGGATCCAAAACAAGCACAGTATCTGGCAGATCCAACAAACAGAATAAACGCAAAGGTAGATAGTATCTCAGAACTTAGTGATCCTGATGATATGATGCTAGAAATTATGAACACCTTGACTGAAACTGAATTGATTCCAGATGTAGGAAGGTATTATACTTTTGTTTATACCCCAAAGACACCAAGAATTGAATATGACCAGAATCCTTTGATTGCTTGTGTTGGTTTATTCAAGTGGGGATTTAGAGGAATAAACTACCACTGGGCATTGAGAGAGGCCAATGCATTTAGAAATTATACCTGGGAAGAAGTTCCAGGAAGTTTACATTTAGTTTATCCTGAAGAACTACAGGATATGAGATCAATACCTTATCAATATTTCAGGATAAATAACTAAACTAGAACAAGATCCTTGATATCTGATGGCTATTATTACCCAAACAAGAATTTGGAATAATGTTCCCACAAAGGTAATAGTAGATACCTCCACTGGGGAGACAAAAGTATATCCTACAGATGCTGCATTTCAAAAAGCAAATCCAATATCTGCTGCTCTTGGTGGAAGTCCACCTCTTTTAGCTTCTTCATCAAGTAATGAATGGGCAATCAATGCCTCAGAATTTAGCTCATATTATAATAATTATAATCCAAATAAACCATTAACTGTAGATGCTTTTAACAGAGCATTTCAAACTGCTGGAAGAAAGGTATTTGATAATGATAGAGCTGCAGTATTCAATAATCCCAAAAATTATGATGGCGTTAATCAATATAATCAATATGTCCAATCTTGGCAGGCACTTGGGATACCAAGAATTAAAAGTAGTATTACAGGAGTGCAAACCAATTCTGATGGAGTT